GCGTCTGCCATTCGACGGGTGCGTATCGCCGGCGGTCATCGAGCAATTCCGCTGAGGTCGCAAAACCACGCAATGCGGAAATGGCGGCCGCATCGCTGAAGGCATCCCAAACGGGCTGGCATAGATGGCGGATTAAATACTGCTGCCAGCATCGGAATCGCCTACGGTCTTCGAGTTGGCTGGTCCTGCTTGAACTGTACGATGTTTGGCTATAATCGCGTGCGACCACCTCGTAAGATAATCCGGTGCCAACTGCGATGCCTCGAAGGATAAGCTGTATCCACGGTTCTGCACCAGAGTTTGGACGACCTGGATTCAGTCCAACGACGTCTTCACCTGGTGCCAATTCCATGATCATGCCTGGCTCGACGTATCGTTGCCGATTACCAGCCGAGTCCGTGCCATCACCGCCATCGGGATCGAAAAGATTGCCAACTGGCGTATGGCTCTTGATTGCGACCGTAAAGCATGACGCAACCGCCGAGGCTTGCAGTTCGTTGTCGATGTACGTCCCAAGATCGCGCATCGGAGACAGTGCCGGTGCAAACCAGGTTACGCCGCGAGTCTGGCCGACTCGATCTCGACGAAATAGGTGCATAATTTCGTTAGCTGGTATCCGCTCTGGCGTTCGCGTAAAAGCATACGGCTGTAATGGATGATCTTTGTAGATCCAGTAGGCTACTGGTTTGCCGAGGTCGTCGACTTCGACGCCACGGATGATTCGATTGCCGTTATCGGCTGAAAGTCTTGCTGCGTACGTGTCTTTGTCGCCTGCTAGACGATCCGCCTCAATGACTTCGAGTGCCAGTGGTACAGGCCGCAAGATGCCACGATACACGGTATCGGGTGTGCGAATGATTCGCACTAAGACTTCACCTGCCTCAACGATTTCCCGCTGAGCTGCCGCTTGCAATTCCTCGAACGTATATAGTCCGTTAACGTCGCAAACTTCGCACCACTCCGCCCATAGCTTATCGCGAATGTCGTTCACATTTTCGACGTCTTCGCCTTCCGGCGTTTCGTACGTTGATTGTGCTTTGATGCCACATCCTACGACCGACGAAACGATGGTATCGACCACACCCCAAGCGTAGGCGTTGTTTCTCACCATGTCGCGAGCCCACGCCCGAAGGCGGTCCGCACCGAATGGGCCGAGCAATTCCATATCGGCAGGTTGGTTTTTAGGTGTGCGACTTGATGCGACTCGCGATGGTTCTGCACCCTGATAGGATCGCAACAGCTTGCGTGCCTGCATTCTGCGAAGGCCGGAGAGTGGTGACACTGCCGAAACGATCGAGTCGAGGATCTTGCCGATCATCTGCGGTGCCTCGTCATCTTGCCAAGGCTAATTCCGCCGCTGCCGGTTTCACGCGACACTTGAATCTGAAGCTGGCGACGCTCTTCCATTAGCGTTCCAAGGTCGAGCTTCGTGACAGTTCGCGCGCCGATAGAATAACTCGATGCACCGCCTGTCAGGAGTGCCTCGATTGCTGCGTCGATTAGTGCTAGTAGTGATGCTGCTGATGCCATGCCATAAAATCTAGCACGACAAAAACAACATCAAAAATCATTGTACTATTTCAATAGTACAATCAGGCAAAAAAATTAGCCTTCTTGTGCCCATGTATTGCCGCAAAAGCCGCACTTGCAATATCGCACACGACCGCGAGTGGTGTAGACGCGACTGTAGTTTTTGCCATGTGGACGACGAGTGACACACATTGTACAGGGCCGCGCCTCAAATTGTCTTGGAGTCGGTTTCGCTATCGTCTCTTGGGTATCCACCCGCCCGGCCTCTGCCGAAATCTCGATCCGTGCTGCATCTTCTGCGGTTGCTGTCGAGGCTGCGGTGATGGTTTTGGCTGTGACGGCTTGGCCTGTAGTAGTACCTCGCTTGGCGTTATCAGACTCAGGCCGAGCGCCTCCGTACACGCTGCCGCTAGATACGTTGCGTCGAGCCAGTGATTGTTTGGATTTCTTTGAACCCATTGCTGCTTTTCTCCTTTGCCCTCTATGAACTGCTGGACAAGTTCTTCTGACACGATATGCTGTGCGAATGATAGATGCCGCCGTGATCCTTCCGGCTGGTAAATCGATAGCGAACCACGCCGAAGCATGTTATTTTCGTCAAATGTCGGCGTTAGGAATCGTTCGTGCACCCACTGCTTCCAGTAGTCCGTGTCGAGTTCTTGTAGCCAAATATTTGCCGAGTCCAAATATTGTGCGTGTTGATTTGCCGCTGCAACGCACTTTTCGCTCGTCTGCTTGCGCCGCTGGTATTTGTGGATGCCCTTCGATGGACGAAAAATTCCGCGAACCTGACGACAAAACTCGTACACGGCGTTGGTATAGGTGCCGCTATCGCAAAGCACCATATTGAGCTTGCGTTCCTGGCCCGCTGCATCGATGTATTGTGTGTTCAGTAAATAATCACGCCAGTTAAGCAAACAACGATAGATCGCTGGCTCTGACGCTTCCATGTCGGCAAGTTTGTCTTGATGCCTCACGCCATCGTTGCCTGTCACCTCGGCAATGCCGTAATCGACGATACAGCCACCAGCACCACGCCACCACGCAGTCACAACCCAGTGACAATTGTATTTGCCGATGTCGATTCCCGCTGTGAGATATTCGGTGTTCGCGGGAAGTTGCCGCCGTGCAAGTCCGCTCATGCGACTCGCGACGATTTCCGCTGTGAGGCCCATGTTTTGCGGACCTGCTTCCTCTGGAGGATCGTTATCGACTTCTGTTGCAACTGCCTTCTTGCCAACATCCGCGACTCGATTGTAGTAAGCATGGATAGCGGATAGCTCAAGCGGTTCGCCGTCTGCGTGCAAATCTCCGTTGTACGATGCGTGATTCGATACCTCGGCACCACGTTCGATCTCAGATTGATTGTCACGCCAAAACGCGAATGCCTTGCGTGCGTCTGGATCGTCAGAGCCTCGCAGTTGCCGAAGCTCGATGTATTGTTCAATCAAATCCATGCGATCCGGTGCACGCAGCATCTTGCGATAACGACGCCCGTTCCATGACGGTTTTGCCTTCGGATCAGTGTATCGGTAGGCGTTACACTTGCGGTTCAGCGTCGTGCAAAGATAAACGCGAGCAATACGCTTCGCCGAGGAGCCCATACCTCCGATATCTTCCTCGATCGTCGTCTCGTTCTTCGCGATCGACTCATCGGAGTTCGCGCTGTATTTGTCTTCGATATCGTCGATCACTGCGAGCGTCGGACGTTGCGACCGGAACTTGAAACCACGAATACGGCCATCGATACCGACCGCACCGATCACCTGACCGCACGCAACCGATTCGATACCGGCAGGCCAACCGAGAAGTTCTGTCGGTATACTCGGAAATGCGAAGTGCTTTACGCCCAAATACATGCCAATGAATTTGCCGCCTACGGTTTGCAAGCGTGCGTTGGCCGTCGATGCACCGACTGCAACGAGCGGAATCCCTAGCTCCGGGAAGTCATCGATGAAATCGTTACTGGCTAGGATGCGTTCGCGAAGTGCCTTGAGTTCGTCCGAGGCTGCGTCTTGGTTCTTGCTGATAACAACTGGAAACGGTGACTTACCGGCCAGCATCAACGTGAACGCGCCGTCCATCGCGATCGTTGTCTTACCTTCACCGCGCGGAGCTGCAATGGCCTGGTCACCGCCGTACTGTGCCGCACGCCAAATCGAACGCAGCATATCGCGACGATCCGCCGTGAATGCTTCTTTGTACGTCTGCGGGAAGTAGGTCGTCAGAAGCAGTTCGGGATTCGCTAGGCACTCGATGCGTCGTGCGATGTTTTGCGGTGGTGGAATATGCAATTCTCGACCGCTGGCACGCTGCTTGGCTTTGCGTTCACGGTCGCGGGTTTTTTCATCCTTCCAAATGGTTCGCGGTTCGCGACTCTGTGACATCGCCAGAAGAATCGCTTCTTGATCGGTCTTGGGCAATTGCGTCAACAACTCGTGCAAGTCCGAGTCGTTGAGCTGCGTTAGCGATGCGATCCAGTTGCTCACCTTGCATTTTCTCCGAATGGTGCTCGTTCTCTTGAACCATCTTTGATTGTGCCATGTTTACGGCATCGGCTGCAATCAGGGCCTTCGCCGCTGAAGTTCTTTCGCGAGGCGAGCAACTGGGATTCAACGCGATTTGCATCAGTACCTTAATGATACTTTGCCGATACTCCGTCGATAGAGGCCATCGATCGGTGATCGCTCTTGCCATCATCCTCGTATCTTCGATTGACATAATCGCTTTGATCCGTGTTCTTCCGATAATATCACCGGCACTGCGTTCCGCCATTCAATCGCGTGATGAATCCGCTTATTCCTGCTATTCATCATACTCACCTTGGTACAGGAAGGCGCGAACATTACCGTATAAAACGACTTCACATAGGTTCCGTACGCTTTATACGCTTCGCTAATCCCGCCAGGATTCGACTGAGTCGCCATTTGGTCCAGGTTTACAAGTGGTATCGTAAAAAACAAATGACCACGCGAGCCTAGACTCGTATAGGTGTTTACATCCTCATTCATTCGACCCACAAACCAAACTCGGCGTTTCGTTGAGCAAAAAAACGAATTCATACACTTTCGTTTGAGTGTCGCATCAACCGCAGCGCCGCAATCTTTTCCGCCGATAAAATCACCACCCTGAGATAACGCAATACACTTTGCATCTATCGATCGATAGAACTCAAGGACTAGCTGAAAAATCTCGTCAAGCTTCGTTCGCACCTTGAATTGATCTTTTGGGTATTGTTGATTTTCATTTGTTCTAAACGAGAAGTTTGTATAATCGTCATCAAGCTGGACAAAGTATTTTACCCCGATTTTCGCCGCAATATCGTAGCTTGCATTCCTCGCGTGCGTAATCGTTCGTCGATCATCGAAATTATCGCCCTCGTCCGTCTGATCAGCAATCTCTCGCTTATTGAAGACACAAACCTTGTCACCAAAATTGGCTCGATACTGATCGATGGTCTTATCTTCATCGTCGACCACGAAATAGATCGGCCCGGTGTATCCACCCTTTCGCAGCGTCTTGACAGTCTTGACATTATCCGGGCGGCCGTGCGTCAAAATAAAAACCGCAAAATCAGGCGGGAGCGTCATTCTTTGGGTACTCGTCGCGGTATAGGTCTGCTAGTTCCTTACTGAGGTCAGTATAACCTTTTTCAATCGCTTTATCGAAATCGATGATTACTAGGGCGGAGTCCTCGAACAACTCCTTTACCGAATCCGGGCTTTGCGCGTAGTAGTTTGCAATCAACTCATAATCAAAAACGATATGACGAGCCGCAGCCAGCCTCAAAAACTGCTTTTCACTATCAGGCACTTTCGATGCATCAATAGCTTTCAACAATTCCGCATATCGTTCCTGGTCGGCAAGATCCTCTATTTTT